CGGGTCTGGCAAACTCACTCGCTTTTAAAGGAGACAACAATGTACACAACCAAATTCAGTTACAAGGCAGAGCATCTTGATAAGTTTCTGTCGGACATTGAAAAGTATTCAATTGGAATGGACGAATGGTTACACCGATTCTCAACTCTACACGAGACCAGTGGCAACTACCCACCATACAATCTTGTAAAGGAATCTTCTGTTGAGTTTAGATTGGAGATTGCCGTTGCTGGTATTGCTAAAGAGGATATTGAAGTAAGTACCGAATGGAACAAACTACATGTTGATGCAAAGAGTCCCGAAGTTGATGATGCAGAGTATATGCATCGTGGACTTGCAAAACGTGGTTTCAAACGTTCGTGGACACTTTCTGATGATGTTCAGGTATATGAAACTTCAATTAAGGATGGTCTGTTGACCATTAAACTTCGTAGGGTAATTCCAGAACACCAAAAGAAAAAGGTTTATGAACTGACCGATTAAAAGCATATATAATGTACAACCAAAGAGACCACCCTTGTGGTCTCTTTTTATTTGGAGACAGACATGCAAATGTTTTTTGACTGCTGCCCTCCTGGGTTCGAAGGCGACCGAGACATCTTGACTGTGGAAGTTCCATCTGCTATTATGGATGAAGTTGCACAGTATGCTCGCGCCATCGCTTACGAGAAGGGTGTAAAAGAACAACGTATTCTTAACGACATTGTTCGCAAATCTATTCAAACTATCGAGAATCAAAGTTATGACCGTAAGAATCGCAAGACTAAGAAGTGGTGAAGATGTGATTGCCGATATTCGGGAAGTCACTAAAAAGGATGATGAAGAAGAACTGGCTCTGGCATTTCAATTCATCTATCCTTACAACGTTGATATTGAAGACAAGTTCAATTTCTTGGCAGAAAGTGGGCAGTCTGAGGATGTTGAAACCATTGCATCACCCTCACTGATTCTTTATCCATGGATGCCACTTTCGGCAACAAAAGAAATCTTTGTCCGTCTGGATGAAGTGGTGAGTATTTACGAACCGCATAGTGCAGTGGCAACTAAGTATAACGAACTATTGGAGCAAACACGTGGAAAACTTGAAAGTACTCTTACTGAAGAACGGGTCGCTGAACCAGTATCTAGTGGGAGTTCTGACTGAACTTGATGAGGAACCAAGTCTGTATCTTGAGAATCCTTTCATGATTATGAGCGACGCTGAACTGATGCCATTTCCATGCTATACTAGTCAACGAGAGTTGTTTCTTCCCAGCGATGTAGTCTTTACTATCCTGGACCCATCTCCCGTAATCACCGACTTGTATAAGAAAAGCATTAGTCAATGAAGTTTTACACCAACGTCCAACTTGTAGGAAATACCATTCTTTATCGTGGGTATGATTCTGCGCAATCGAGGGTTGAGAGAATTGATTTTTCTCCAACCCTCTTTTTAACCTCTCCAAAGGAAAGTAAGTATCGCACCCTTGATGGTAAATATGCTCGCCCCTTAAAATTTGAAACTACTAGGGAGGCGAGGGAGTTCATTCGTAAATACGAAGACGTTTCTGGTGTAGACGTTTGTGGTTACGAAAGATTTGTCTATCAATTCATTAGTAACGAATTCCCCGATGAAGTTCAATGGGATATGTCCCACATGAGCATTTGGGCAATTGACATTGAGGTTGCATGTGAGAATGGATTCCCAGATGTGGCATCTGCTGCTGAGGAAATTCTTTGTATCACGTTGAAGGATACTGTCAATAAGAGGTGGGTTGTATTTTCCACCAGAGAATTTGAAGAACCAGAAGACATGGATATTGAAAAGAATATCTTCTGGACGGAGCAAGAGATGCTTGAAGCATTCTGTGTGTGGTGGGGTAATAATACTCCTGATGTAATCACAGGTTGGAATTGCAATCTGTATGACATCCCATACATCTGCCGTCGTGTGAATAGATTTCTTGGTGACAAATGGATGAATGGAATGTCCCCGTGGAATAAGGTCCATGAAAAGGAAGTGGTTATCCGTGGACGTACAAACATTTACTACAATATTCTTGGAGTTAATATCCTAGATTATTTGGATTTGTATAAGAAGTTCACTTATAGTAACCAAGAATCTTATCGTCTCGACCACATTGCCTTTGTGGAACTTGGTAAGAAAAAGGTTGACCACAGTGAGTATGAGAACTTTAAGGAGTTCTACACTAAAGATTGGCAAAAGTTCATGGAATATAACATTCGTGACGTTGAACTTGTTGACCTATTGGAAGACAAGATGAAACTTCTTGAACTTGCCTTAACCATGGCATACGACGCTAAGGTTAATCTTGAAGATGTGTACTCACAGGTACGTATGTGGGATACGATGATTTATAACTATCTTGTGCCCAAGAATATTGTGGTCCCCATTCCTAAACGGTCTGAAAAGGATACACAATATGCTGGTGCTTATGTTAAGGAACCTGTGCCTGGCATGTATGACTGGGTGGTGTCGTTCGACTTGAACTCCCTGTACCCTCACCTCATCATGCAGTACAATATTTCTCCAGAGACTTTAGTTGAGAGGAGACATCCAAAGGCAACAGTAAATGCAATTCTCAATCAAGAGATTGAGATTGGTTCTGATTATTGTGTCTGTGCTAATGGTGCTCAATATCGTAAGGATATTCACGGGTTTCTTCCAGAAATGATGCAAAAGATTTACGATGAAAGAACAATTTACAAGAAGAAAATGCTACACGCTAAGCAGCAATACGAAACTGCACCGTCCGTGGCACTACAAAAAGATATTGCAAAATATAACAATATCCAAATGGCAAGAAAAATCCAACTCAACTCTGCCTATGGTGCAATTGGCAACCAATACTTCAGATATTTCAACCTGGCGAATGCTGAG